TAATCCTCCGGTGCATATGACGAAGGCGGCGTGTCCGCTGCTGTCGCTGTGCGAATACGGCGATCAGCCGTCCCCGTCTGGGTACTTGCGCTATGGCGAGAACGTGCGGCGGGTGTACGGGATCGAGGTTGACTATGACGGCGAGGAAGTCACGCCGGAGGAAGGGCACAAGCGATTGCAGGCCGCTGGGCTTGTCTCGATGATTTACACCTCGGCAAGTTACACCGAAGGCGCACCGAGGTGGCGTGCGTTGATGCCGCTGGCCGAACCGGCTGCGCCCGCACAGCGCGCCGTGTTCGTAGCACGCGCTAACCGTGCGCTCGGCGGGATCGCTAGCCGGGAGTCGTTCACCCTATCGCAGTCGTTTTACTTCGGCGCAGTGCGTGGCGCGCGGTATAAGTGGTTCGAGTCGCACGGCCGGTGCATCGACCAGGCGGTAGACCTCGAGCCGCTGTACCACCGAAGCAAAGGCACGGACGCTAAGACGGGCCGTGATACCCGTAGCAATCAGCAGTTGCTCGAATCGTTTGCGCGCGGCGAGGGGCGCTACGAATCCATGCTCAAGTTGTCGAGCCGATGGGCAGCGCGCGGCATGGCTTACGATGACATCGTGGCTGCGCTTAACGAACTGCTGGATAGCAGCGGAAGCAGCCTAAACGGCGACGGGATAGACCTTCGCAGCCGAATCGAGCCGATGGCACAGAGCGCCGTGCGGAAGTTCGGCGGGACGATGCCGGAGGTGCGCCTACAGGGCGTGCCGCAGCCGCCGCCTGGAAGGTTCGACGATGCCGCCGATTGGTCGGCATTTCCCGAGGCGCAGGGGCTTGAGCGGACATCGGAACCGGCCACGGAATCGGCCAAAGCGGCGCAAGTGTCGGACGCTGAAAGCATCGTCGCGCGGCGCTGGCAACCTATCGATGCCGATTGCATACCGCCTCGGCAGTGGCTGTACGGCTTCCACTATATGCGCCGCATGGTGTCGATGACGGCAGGCGCGGGCGGTGGCGGCAAGTCTTCGATGACGATGGTCGAGGCCGTGAGCATGGCGCTCGGGCGGGACTTGCTGCGCGGTAAGTGGCAACTGCCGACCGGGGCGCTCAAGGTCTGGATTCACAACGGGGAAGACCCGCTGGACGAATTGCAGCGCAGGCTCGTGGCGATCTGTAAGCATTACAGCCTAGACCCGCAGGAGGTCGCGCAGAATCTGTACCTCACCTCTGGCCGCGATACCCGCATCATCGTGGCGGAGGAAGCGGACGGCACAGTAATGCAACTGCCTGCCGTGCGTGAGCAGATCGTCCGCTGTGCGCTCGATGAGAAGATCGACGCCATGATCCTAGACCCGTTCATTTCGACGCACGCGGTCAACGAGAACAACAACCCGGCGATGGAAAAGGTTATGTGGGAATGGCGCGCGATAGCCGAGCAGGCGAACCTGGCGGTCGAGATCGTGCATCACTTCCGAAAGGGCAACGGCAACGAGGCGTCTAGCGAGGACGTGCGCGGGGCGTCGGCATTGCTCGGGGCGTGTCGCAGCGTGCGGATTGCCTCGCCGATGGGGCAACCCGAGGCGGAGCGGTACGGGATCGAAGCGAAGGATCGGCGGCGGTATTTCTGGCTTCAGAATCCGAAGGCCAACATGAGGCCGCCGACGGACGAGCGGCTGTGGCGGCAACTGGTCAGCATCGACCTCGGCAACGGCGACGCGGTGTATCCAGACGGCGACAAGGTGGGCGTGGTCGATGAGTGGAACCCGCCGACTGACGCGCAGATGTCGCCGGGGCAAAAGGCGGTCATTCTGGCAGACATCGACGCGACGTATCAGCGCGACCCGTTGTTGGTGCGGGCGGATGTTCGCAGCGCGCAATGGGCCGGGCAGATCGTGGCGAAGCATATGGAGTTGGATGTTCACGACGCGGGGGCGCGGTCGATGGTTCGGCGTGTGCTCGATGAGTGGGTGTCCGAGGGTAGCCTGGTCAAAGTGTCGGCTAGGGATCATGCGAAGGGGCGGTACATTTCGGCATTCAAGGTTGGCGACAAGAAGGCCGAGGCGGATGAGGTTGTACCGTTTTGAGCAACTTAATTGCCCCCAGTTTCCCCAGTTTCCCCAGGTCTTTCCCCCAGTCGGAAGGCAACTTGGGAGGGGACACTGGGGGTTTTTTCCCCAGTTCCCCAGTTCCCCAGTTGTATATAGGGGGATCAACTGGGGGGACGAAGAATCAATGACTTACGCGCGTTTTGCTTTTTCCCCAGTTATTCCCCCAGTTAGCGAGGCACGATGAGACATTCCCCCCAGTTGGTGAAGCGATTGAAGATGCCGGAGCCTACCCCGACCACGGCGGTCGGCGAGCGTCTACTACGTCACGAAGGGCCGGAGGCGCTATCCATGATGCTAGCCTTCCAGCAGACCTTCGGCGCGCGGGTGCTGCACTACCAAGACGCCTCCGGCCAAGTCGGCACCCGCCCAAGTTGGGCCACGGATGAGGACACGCCATGACACAAGCCGCCCTCCGCCTACGCCAGCCTCTCCAGTGGCTCTCTCACCCGTTTTGGGGCCACGTCAGCGCCTGCCGCGCCTACGCCATCCGCCAAGACCAAAACGGCCCAGAAGGCCTGTACGTGGCTTGGACGCACAACGAGGACGGGCGGCGCATTCCGAAGTGTTTGGGGCTGTACCAGACCTTCGAGCAAGCCGAGGAGGCGTGCAGTCGCCATGCGCCGTAACTGCCCTATATGCGGGATCGAATCGGTGGGCGGCAGGCCACACAACTACCACCTACACCAATCCCTAACCCCAGAGGCCCAGCGCGCGGCCTCGGAGGCGGTAAGGCTCGGCAACAAGCGGACGGAATATCAGAGGGAATACTACTGGCTGCACGCTGAGAAGTTACGAGACCGCAGGCGGGAACAGAAACGCGAACTGTACCGGCTGCGAAAGGCCATCAAACCCATCATCGAGGAACTATGCGAAGCGATAGACCTAGCCAGAATGACAGCCAACTGGTAGTCGACGATCAGCCTATCCGTGCGCTATGGGCTGCAATCGTTTACCAAGCGATTGCGGATCTCAATCGCATTGGATACGCGCGCCGAGCAAAGGAGTGGATCTACTCCGATCAGCAAGGCGTCGGGTCGATGCGCTGGGTCTGCGACATGATCGACCTCGACTATGACCGGCTGCAATTCTTGAGCATGAGTCGAGAGGGGCGGCGGCAGATTCTGAAGAAGGGCACCAAGTGAGACACGCCGCGCGACGAGACTTAAACGACGGCGAGATATCCGAAGCGGTCAAGGCTGCGGGATTCTCCCTCATCGACTACACGAAAGCCGGGCTAGGAATTCCCGACAAATTGGCGCTGCGGCCTTTGCCACAAGTCGGGCCATCTGGCGAGATCGTGTACTTCGTGTGCTGGCTCGAGATCAAGTCCAAAGCGGGCAAGTTATCCGAGACGCAGGAGATCGCTCGAGCGGTCTGGCAACCGCGAGGCGAGTGGATAGAGGCACGGGAACCCGAACAAGTCGTCCGCGACCTTTGGGAACGGTACAACGCGAAAGTAAAGCCGGAGGCAGCACGGTGATCGAATACACCCGAGTTAAGTTGAGTCAGTGGGGCCGATGGTGCAGGGGTCGGCCGGTCACGGGATATCCGACCGCATCAGCATTTACCTGGGCCAACACAGGTGGCAAGGGGTCGGGCGCAGGGCTGGCACCCGACGACATCCTCGAGACCGAGCAGGCGGTCGCGAGGCTTGCCCAAGCATGGAAGCAGCCTCTGATCGCTTACTACGTCAGCACCGGCCCGCTATGGCTGAAGGCACAGCGTCTGAAGATCAGCAGGCGCACCCTTATGCGCCGAGTTGAGACGGCAGAAAGAAAAGTTGCAGAGACGCTAGACAGTGCCCCGAAAACTTGATATAAGCGAACAGACTGGGGCAAATGCACCAGACGCTCCGACCGGCACACTGCACAGGGTTAGTTAGACTCAAAGGCCGACCACCGGAGCACGTATGCAATACGATGTTCGAGTAGACATCAAGGAAGTCGAGAAACGTTTAGGCTTCCAGTTCAAGCAAGAGATCGCAGCAGCAGTGCCAAGCGCATTGAATCGCGTTGCGGTATCTGCTCGCGTTACTGCGGTGAACGACATCAACACGGTAACAGGGCTGAAGAAGTCATCTATCCGCGAGCGTCTGCCGATCTACCGCGCTACTCGAGCGCAGCCAGAGGCGAAGATCGTAGCGAAGAAGTACGCGCCGAACCTCATCAACTTTAGTGCGCGTGAGGTTAAGTCTGGCGTTTCTGCGAATGCCTGGCGCAATCGTAAGATCTACAAGGGCGCGTTCATCGGCAACCAAGGGCGCACGGTATTCAGTCGAACGGACTACAGACCAGCGACCGGTCAGCGCCGAACGCTGCGACAACATACACGGCGAGCGCATCAACGCAACGGATACACGCGCGGCAATGTGGCCGTGCCATCTCATGCGGTGCGGGCGCATTCGGTTGGCAATGGGGCGAAGAAGCCACGGGCCAAGATCAAGGCGTTATACGGGCCGTCGGTGCCTAAAACTTTTTTGCAGGACGCTGTGCAGCGTTCCATTAGTGCGACAATCAAAACGCGGTGGCCCATCGAGTTCGAGCGCCAAGTAGCGTTCAGAATGTCGAAGTTGTGACGTAAGTCATTGATTCTATGGGTCCCTTGAGGCTTATAGTAGCCTCGCGGGTAACGCGGC